GATAAATGATTCGGGACTTGGTGGCCTATGGTTAGTGGATTTGGGATAGACAATTAAGATGGAAGATCAAGAGGGTAAAAAATCGCGGCCAAAAAAATTTCCGAAAATCCCATAAACGCGGCCGATGTTTGTCGCAGAATAAGTTTTTGAAAAACGCGGTTTCAGAGTAACGCAATCGGTTACAACATTTTATGGCCAAGGTCTATCAAATTTCGGTCATGGTTCCTTTCCGCTTGATAGCAAATTCATCCCTCTCTTCTTCTGTCCAGGGAACGTAAATGATATCTGCGTCAGGGCAAGCAGAAACGAGTCTGGAAAGAAATTGAAGATCAATATAAGCAGCAATCATCGGCCCACTGAAAGATATAGGCATGTTTTTCTTCGTGAAAAGTCTAATTGTCGCGCCATCAAGATCAAGAAAATTATTCTTTGTTAATATTTTTACTGGCATATCGCCCAGTATTTCCTGTATAATCCCATCGAGGTTCGATTTTTGAGGAACAACGATCGCGGACTCCTTGGCGATTAACTTGTTGAGAATCGCTCCGCAAAACTTAAATGCTTTTCGCATCGCATCAGGATCGGGACCGTAAGAATTGATGAAGTAGATCATTTTCGTAATCCTTTCATTGGTTTTATTATGAAGCTGACAAAAATATCAAAGTTGCTGAGATTGGCCACTAGTACAGAAGAATCACTTCGTGGCGTAGATTGGAATGCCTTTAAATCGATAGAAAAGGCTGTTTCCTATATTAAATCGGCCGCCATATCAGAGAGAAAACGCTTAAAATCAAACCCACGCCGTGACACAACATTGGGCGATATAAAAAAGGTGTACGGCATCTAATTATCAATATCCACCTTACCTCTCCAGATCCCGGGCGTACCATATTACTTTGCCGTTGACGCGGACGTTGGCTGTTGACATTTTATAGGGAGCATACTGCTTATTGTCGCTGATTATAAGGAGTTTATCAGGAAAAGAAGGCTGGACACGCTTGATCATAATCTCATCGTCAATTGAAATCGCGTAGATGCCGCCCTGGGAGGCAATACTATTACGGCCATGATCGACCAAGACAAGATCCCCGGAAAGAAGCGTCGGCTCCATACTGTCGCCGCTTACCTTGATCAGAGACATCTTATCAGGAGATCCCTTCCGCTGCATCCAGTCCTTTCTGAATGCGACACACATATCGGCGGTGTCTTCCGGGACCGTCCCGCCGCCGGCGCTTATACTTCCGGTCATCTGTCGGACAAAAACAAACGCCTCGGGAGGATTACAAGGTGGCGCGGGGAAAGACGGCGGCATGGGTGCCTCTGGGCCACAGATCTCCGGGTATTTCGCGCGGGCGCCAAAAAAGGGCTCGCCTTCACCATCCATTATCCAGTCTATGCTTATCCTATAATGATTCTGGAAATAGGTAAGCGTTTCAAATTTAGGCATTTTAATGCCGCGACGATAATTATCGATGGTTGAAACCGACAACTCAAGAATTTTCGCAAGCTTGTTATTGGATAAATTATTTTCGGAAATTATATAGTTGATAGCCCACCTGACTCTACTTATTCTCTTATTTAAGTCAATACTCAATCCACGGACCAGCTCTTTAGGCAACTTTTCCTTATCTTCCTCTGAAATATCATTAATATCGACACAGAGCGTTCCTTCAATAATTTTTGAATATTTCCCCAGGATAGGAAGAACGTCTCGCCCCCAACCGTAATAGGTATTCCGAGAGACTCCGATTGATTTTGCAAATCGAGACACGGGTATCCCGATCTCCCGCCTTCGGTCGTCGATTTTTTTGAAAGATAATCCCATATTTTTCGGTTGACACCTTTCCGCGAGGGTGACAACTAAAGGTGTCAACCAGGCGATGTTATAAAATAGTTTATATATTCAAGTAATTAATTCAGCATTACGCGAAAAGATGAAATATTTAGGTGACAACCTAAAAAAAACGCTTGACACAGTACTTTCATGTGTTATAAACCCTAACCATACACGGTTCATTTTTAGACATCGGTCCCAAATGGAGAAGCACCATGACACCTAACCGAATCCAGTTTGAACTCAAAGAGCGCGGCGCGACGCAGCGGGCGATTGCCCAGAAGATCGGCGTCTCGGAAGCGCACGTCTCCGACATTGTGCTCAAGAAGCGGATCTCCGACCGGGTTATGCGGGCCGTGGCCGAAGCCATCGGCGCGCCGATCCAGAAGGTCTTCCCGGAGTACTACAACGCCCCGGCGAAGCGGCGGACGAGCAAGATCGCCCCCGTTTAGGCTAACTAATAAGCCTTTTAGGAGCGCATGTCAATGACAAAGCAACGGAAAAGTTTAGACGCCTGTCAATCTGCCCTTGATTTCGACCAACCCATCGAAGCCTACACCCAGCTCCGCGACCAGCTCGTCAAGGCGGTGCCCGCGCCGATCGAGGCGAAGGAGTTCCGTTACGAGGAGTACTGCATCGAGATTGCCGTATCGATCAAGAAGGCGATCAGGGCCTCCGGCATGAGCCGCGAGCAGATCGCCGATGAAATCAATGACTTTTACGGCTGGCCGAAAAACGACGGCCGGAAATCCCTGACCATCCACATGCTGAACAATCACCTTTCCAAACCTACCGAATACCCCCTCCCGCTGTCCTTGATCCACGCCGTTCATCGCATCACCGGCTCCCTGGAGCCGCTTGCGACGATGGCCGAGATGGAAGGGGCGCGGATCATCACCGGGGACGAGGTGCGAAAGTTGGCGCTCGGTAAAATCGACGACGCAATCCAGGAGATGCAAAAATTGAAACGGTCGTTTCGGACCCACCCGGAAGCCGCCTGACGGGGCAAACAGACAAAGGAGGGACCACGATGAAGCTGGCAACGGACATAAAAGCTATGGAGGTCATTCTTACAAAGGCCGAAAGAATCGGCGTTTTATCAGAGATCATAACCTCATTTAACAGCGAGGAAGGGGAGGAGAAATCGGACCAGGCGGAATATTTTATTAGTCACCTCGCAAACGCGATAACGGATCTCTCCGATGAAATTGTTTCCATCACGTATAGGGTTTCTCTCCCCGGGATAATGGCGGCACAGAAGAATATGGGCGATGCGCCGCCAAAGACAGGCGACATGGCATACAAGGCGTCGGAGATCGCCCGCATGACAGGAAAATCGACGAGGGCCATTGAGATTCGGTCGCAAAAGGAAGCCTGGAACTATACAGAGAAAATAGGACGAGGCCGAGGCGGGAAAACCAGAGAATACCCCTTTTCTGCACTCCCCCCCGATGTCCAGAACGCCGTGGCTCAAAACGTGAGGGAATAAAGAACTGAACGGAGGAGCCGATGAAAACCATAAGTGCTGGAATATTGAGAGATAAGACACTGGATGGACTGGATAGATTCTTTGACGGTACCGGCCTTAAATGGTGCTGCTGGGCGATAATCATCATGGCCGTCATGTACTTCGGGCCGGTTTGCATCCGGATCCTGGCGAGGTGACGCTAATGACGGGCGACTGGGCATTCGCGGCGAAGGAGATCAGCGGTTTTATGGGAAAATCTAAACAGGCCATTATAAAACGAGCGAAAAAAGAGGGGTGGCCGTTTGTTGAAGAACAAGGGAACGGGGGAATATCTCGCCAATACCCCCTGCCCGCCTTGCCGCCCGACGTCCAGGTCGCCGTATATAATAGGGAAGGCGCTCCGGAGTCGATGCTGCAGTATCTGTCGCCCGCCGTCGCCCTGGCGGCGATGGAACGGCCGGCCGCCGTGCCGACGTTTGCCGAGACAGTTCAGCCCGTGAGGGCCAAGCGGGTCCGTCGGGTGGCCCCCCGGGTCGGTTCCCTCCTCCCCGAGGGGTCCCCGGCGGCGCCCGCACATAATATAAAGGATACAGGGGGCGAGGAGACGGGAATCAATGGAAGCCTGCGCGGTTCCAACCGCCGATTAAGTTCGACGGCTCTGGCTGACAACCGGTCCGCATTTTCACCCCGCCCCGCCTCCTCATATAATAAGGAAGGGGCGGCAGCCGAACCCCTCCCGGAGGTCCCCGGCAGGAGTGCCGGGAGAACGCCGGCGGCCCCTTCCTTTCCTCCAACTACTGTACAAACGTATAGTGCCGGCGGCAACACGCCCGCCCCCCGTTTCGCGCCCATGTCCGCCCCCGGCATCCTCCCTGTCCGACGCTACACCTACGAAGACCTTCCCGCCTGGTCGCCCGAGCGCGCGATCTCCGGGGACGCCCTCCGTAATGTCCGGGTCGGCAAGATCCTGGCCGTCCTGCGCGACGTGGACGCGCAGCCGCGCGACTGGGCGAAAGGCGCGAATGCCTGGAAGAAGTACGTGGCAATCAAGCACGCGGTCGCCCTGCAATCGATCTACCGCTGGATCGACAAATTCGACAAGCGCGGGATCGCCGGCCTCGAGCACCGCAAGTCAAACGCCGGAAAATCAAAGTCATGGTCCGTCGAGGCGTTAGATTTCTGGGTCGGCCTGACCCTGAAACCCGAGCACCGCAAGATCGACCTCGCCACCCTCTACCAGGATGCGCTGCTCATCGAGGCCGGCCGCCGCGGCTGGGAGATCGGCTGCTACGCGTCCGCCGTCTGGTGGCATCGCAAAAAGGCCACCCCGCTGCTGCTCGCCATGCAAAACGGCGGCATGCGCGCCCTGGACAACATGCTGCCCCCGGTCCTCCGCGACTATTCCGATCTGGCCCCGTTCGAGATGCTCGTCGGCGATCAGCACCGCTTCGATTTTTGGGTGGTCGATGACGACACCGGCGCCGTCTTCCGTCCGGAGTGTTTCCTCTGGCAGGATCTGCGCACCCGGATCATCTATGGCATCGCCTTCGACCACCATTACGACGCCCATCTCTGCGGCCTGGCGCTGCGGGTAGGCATACATATTTATGGATGTTTTACCGGCATTTACACCGACAACGGCAAGCCGGAACTCTCCAAATACATGATGGGAATCCTCTCCGAGATCCGCCACCTGGGCATGGAGTGGAACCTCACCGAAGACGCCCCGATGGACGTCCTGGACGTGGACCCGGAGGAGGTAGACCCGGTCGTCACGCGCATTGCACCCGGCACCCACAAGAAGGCCGTCATTAAAAACGCCAAGGCGAAGATGAATGAAGGAACTTTCTGCGTGATCGAGAACGTCCTCCGGAGCCACTTCCGCATCGCCGGCAGCGTCAAACGCCTGACCGACGACCCCGACACCCAGGACATGGACCATGCCGAGGCGCAGAGATTAGCCAAGGAAAACAAGCTGCTTCTCGCCTCTGAATTCTACCTGACCTGCTACCGCGCCGCCGATTATTACAACCGCGAAAAGCCCCATCGGGGCGTCCGCAAGGAGTGGATCTGGAAGCCCCGGCCCGCGGAAGCCACCCCGTATGAATGCCTGATGGCCTGCTACGCCGACGGTTGGAGGCCCCGCTGGATCTCCGACGAGGCGGCGGACCACATCTTCCTGAAGCGCCAATCCCGGACGGTGCAGCTCGGCCGGGTGACGATCGACGGCGAGATCTACGAACACGACGCCCTCCTGGGCCTGCCCAAGAGCCAGCGCGTGGATTGCCGGTTCAACCCGTTGGAACGGGACGTGATCCTCGTTTATCTGGACGAAAAATTCCTCTGCCCGGCGCACCCGGTCGAATATTCATCCATGAAGAATGAAGATCTGGCGAAGAAAAAGATCGTGGAAAAGCGCGCGAAACGCAAGGCGATTGCCGACAACTTCCGCGCGATCATCAAGAGCATCCCGGACCTGCGGGAGTACTCCAAGATCCCGGAGGCCGAGAAGGTGGCGGCCGTCGTCGGCGAGGAGAAGAAGCGGATCGAGGCCGCCCGGGCGAACCTGACGCGCGCCCTCGAGCCCGAGGAGCTGGCCGCCGAGATGGCGAAGATGGAGGCCCTGAACGAGCGCCTGCCCGACGGCCGGTCGGCCGCCTTCGCCATGTCGGCGATGGGGAAGCCCGTACCGCCGCGGCCGTCAGAATTCATGAGCCGGGAGCTTCGTTATGAATGGTGCCTGAAGTGCGAAATGGCCGGCGGAGATCTGTCCGAGGAAGACAAGATTTTCGTGGGGCAACACGAAGCCAACATGACACCCGCCCAGCGCGAGCGCGCACAGTTTGATCATGAGTACGGGAGGGCATATGGGGCCGTATAAAAAAGACACAACCAATCGGGTTTTAAAGTCAATAAAAAATGCGATGACGGCCGAATCCATGCGTTTTGATCCGTACACCGATCTTGAAATTATCGAAGCATACCAACATCGGCGCCCGGCTAAAATCAGCGTTCTCCCGTGCCCGATTCCGCTTTACCGGTGCTACTTCATCGAAGATCAAACCGTTGCAACCTACATGTCGCACTTGCTCAGGAGTGAATACGATATTTTTTCGCGCATTGTGAAGGGCCGTCATAATTTTCAGCCCCACATCGAATTATTTGTGATTACAGACAACCAGGTTGTCTTGGAGGAGAAGATCTGTGGGTCCATTCTTGCCCATCTTCTTTTTCGGTTTCATCACCGGATAGCCAAGAACTATGTCAGTGACGAGCGTTTTCTTTTCTGAGGAGAGGAACAAGTGAAATCTGAATTCATCGAGAATGCGAACACGCGGAAATTCTTTGAGATCTGCACCGAGCTGTCCGACATGTCGTCCATGATCGGGCCGTCGCTGGCGATGGTCACCGGCCCGGCCGGGCGCGGCAAGACCGAGGCGGCCCGCCGCTTCGCCACCCAGACCGAGGCGATCTATCTCCCGCCGCTCAACACCCGGACCCCGACGATGGTTCTCCGGGAAATCGCGTTTGAACTGGCGGGCATGCGGCCCGTCCGGTCCGACGCCTGCCTCCAGATCATCAGCGACGAGATGGCCAAAGAGCGCCGCCTGATCATGATCGACGAGGCGGATCTGCTCGCCATGCAGGTCCTGGAGATGCTCCGGAACGTCAACGAACGCTATGCCTGCCCGATCCTGCTGATCGGCGAGGACGACCTGAAGGGCCGGATCGCCTCCCGGCGCCGTCTGCAGAGCCGGATCCGCCGGCGTCTGGAATTCGGCCCGGTCACGCAGCAGGACGTGGCCTTTTTCTTCAAACAATCCCTGGTCGTGGCCCCGCCCGCCGTCACCGCCCTGATCCAGCAGCACGCAAAGGGCGACTGGCGGCCGGTGATGACGGCGGCGATCGGCATCGAACGCGCCATGAAGGCGACCGGAACCAACGAGATCTCCGTGGAGATGACGAAAGATGTCCTCAAAAGCGCCTAAAACCGGCTTCGATATCCGCCGTTGCCGCGTTTGCGGTTGCACGGATGACGACTGCTCTGATTGCATCGCCCGGACCGGCACGCCGTGTCACTGGGTCGAGGACGATCTCTGCAGCGCATGCGAGGGGCGCGTCCCTAAAACCGGCCTGGCCTCGCGGATGCGCGCGTGGATGAAGGCGCAGCGCCGCCCGTTCACGAAGCGCGACGTTTACCTCGCCCTGGGCATCGAAAGCTCGGCGGAGCGGTCCATCCTCCGCAACGCGGTGCCCGATTTCGAGCGCCGCGGCGAGATCATTCTCCAGCCGCCGGACAAACGCAATCGGTTAGTGAATCTGAATCGCTACCGCTACAACCACGACTGGAAAGGCGGGAAGACCGGCGAGCTAAAGCCCCGGCTTTTCAAGGCGATGTACGTCTCCGGGACGTTCGCCGCGACGGACATCCAGCGCCTGACCGACCTCAACCGCTCCTGGATCGACAAGACCGTCCGCCGCCTGCGCCGCTCGGGGCACCTGGCCATCGTCGGCCGCCGCCGTTGTTCCGGCAGCAACAGCGCGGAGACGATCTTTCATATCGCCAACCGCGACAAGTTCCGCCTCGAGGTGATGAGATGAAAGCGATCAGCCTTTGGGAGCCGTGGGCATCGTTGATGATGCTCGGGGCGAAGACAATCGAAACCCGGTCATGGCCGACGAAACACCGGGGGCCATTGCTGATCTGTGCGGCCCAGGGAGGGTTGAGCCGAGCTAAGTTATGGCGGCAGACTTACCATCAGAGCGCCTTTCGAGCTGCCCTGGCCCCACTAACCGACAACAACCGTATTTTTCTCGGAAAGTTTAATTTTTACTTTGGGTATGCGCTCTGTGTGGTCGACCTGATCGACTGTTTTCCGACAGAGGCCCCGGAGGTCCGGCGGATTGTTGATGTCGATGAGAACGAATATCTGTTCGGAAATTATGAGCCTGGCCGATTCGCATGGATCACCCGGAAGGCGTGCCCCCTTCGAACCCCCGTCAGGGTCACCGGCAGGCAGATGATTTTCAACGTCCCCGATGATGTGATCGCGCCAGTCTTGCGCGAGCCCAAAGACGGAGATCCTTGGTGGAGGAGGTCCGAATGAAAATGATCCCGGGAACAAACGTCAATTTCGCCACCTACGCCCCCACGGGGGCGCGGCCGTACCTGCAAAACGCAACCGAAAAGGCCCAGCGCAATGGCCTGTTGGCGATGGTCCACATTGCGAAGAAAGACCTGATGTTGCGCGATGATGAATACGAGATGATCCTCCAGGGCTTCAAGGTGGCGTCCTCCGGAGAGCTGGACGTCCCGCAACTGGAACGCCTGGTGAAGTATCTCAAAAAGTTGGGCTGGAAGCCCGTCCGGTCTCGCCGGAAGAAGAAAGCGGCGCCGGCGGATGCCCGCCTGGCCGCGCTGCGCACCCGGTGCGTGGAGGTCGCGAAGACCCTCGACAACGGAGAGAAGCGTCTGGCCGGCCTGGCCACAAAGATTTGCGGATTCAGCAGTTTAACATGGTGCCGCGACGCGGCGAAACTCGAACGGCTCCTGGCCGTTCTCGGCTCGATCAAAGAAAAGGAGACGGAATCATGAGTAAAAACGGAACCCCGAAAAGCAATGAAGCCTGGATCACCGACCGCGCCATCCGCAAGGGCACGATCCTGGCGGAACTCTCCTCCCACATTGGCGAGCCCAACGCGATCGGCATGGGCGAGCTGTATGAGCTGGTGTATGGCGAGCCCTGGAGCAACCGGATCAACGACACACGGGCGCTCCGGACGGTGATCGAATGGATGCGCTCCGAGGGCATCCCGATCTGCTCCGTCGCCTCGGCGAACGGCGGCGGCTACTACATCGCCGCGGCCGGCAGCGAGCTGGCCAATTATCTCCGCCGCGACGAGCGCCGCGCCCTCAAGATCCTCAAACGATGTGCGACGATCAAGAAGATCTCTCTGCCCGACTACCTGGGCCAGATGAAGCTGAACATGGAGGGCGGCGAAAATGAAGCAGCGTAAGGAATCGGAACTCAGCCTGGCCGAAATCAAGCGGGCGTCCGATGTTGCCCTGGCCGATATCGCCGACTGCTGCAAGCGGATCGACGCGCTGAAGGCCGAGGCGGAGGCGTCCGTGTCAGTCATCCAGGCCAACTACAGCGCGATGCTCGCGCCGCTGCAATCGCAACTGGCGCAAAACGTCGCATGGCTCAAAGACGCGATGAAGAGCAATAAGAAGGTACTCTTCGACGGGACCGACATCGTCCGGCTGGTCAACGGCTCCCTGATCCACAGCACCGCCGACAAGGTCACGATCCCGCGCGACGCCCTGGCCAAATGCAAGGAGCTGGGCTTCGCCGAAGTGATCAAGATCGAAGAGTCGCTAAACCGCGACGCCGTCGAAAAGTGGCCGGACGAGCGCCTGATCCTGATCGGCGCGGCGCGGAAACAAAAGGAGGAATTCTCCTACGATCTGGCGGCGGTGAAGCCATGAGCCGCGGCCTGACCGACAAAGAATGCGCCTGGCTGGAGCGAATCGATAAAGAGGTCGACCGCGCATGGCCCGACCTTACTCCCTGGGAGCATAAGTTCTTCGATGACCTCATGGAGCGGTTCAAACGCTTCGGCGACCGCACCTCGATCTCCCCGAAACAATGGGAGATCATCACCAGAATCAGCGAGAAAATCCTATGAATTTCCCCTGCCCTTACTGCAAACGGGAGTTGAATCTCATGGAATTGCAAGCGGAAAGCGATTTGATGGCGATCATCAGGATGTCCGCCTCGTTTGGCAAGCACAACAATCTCGTATGGACATACGCGGAACTCTTCGGGATTACCCCCATGCGCGCGAAGGCGAAGAAGCTCCGCTTGATTCTCGAAGAATTGAAAAAGCTCTTCGACGGGGGAGGCTTCAGCTATCGTCAACGGCTCTACCGGATCACCCCGGAGGGTATCGCCGAGGCCCTGAACGTGGTCGTCAAGAAGAATTTCGCCGACGGGCTGGACTCTCATAACTACCTGAAAAAGGTCATGATCAACATCGCCGAGCGCGAAGACAAGACCGCCGGCCGCCGGGCAGAGAAAGACCTCCGCGCAAAGGAGGCGTCCCTCATGTCCGGCGGCCGGGAGGCTGGCCAGCCCCGCCACGATGCCCCCTACCCCGTCCCCGAGGAACAGGTCGAGGCCCCGCGCATGAAGACGATGCCGCGAACCTCGCCGCTTACCGACGCCGAGCTCGAGGCGAACCGGCAGCGGCTGAAAAACATGCTCAAACAGATCGGATAGGGAGGGCGTCATGGCAATCATTGCGGGAATCGTTCTTTATCTGGTGTTTGCGTGGATCTTCTGGGCGATCATATACGGCGGAACCCGCGACAACGACGATTAAGGAGGCGAAAATGGCAATAGATCAAAGGAAATACGGCCCCGGCATCAAATCAAATTGTTGTCAACGACAAACCGGCCGCGGCCAGCGTCCTTGCTGGCACTCCGGAGATCGTCATCGCATTCACCGACGAACGCGATCGCACTCTCCATGACGCGCTGGTCGAGACGGCGCGCAGTCTCCGCCGGACGCCGGAACAGCAGGTGTTGTGGATGTTGCAATCTCAAATCGAATCGAGCATGAATGGCGAAAATATTTTTTCAGGAAAGGGGCTATCATGGCAGACATTTTTGTACCTGATCCACTGCGTAAATCCGTTGAAGCCGCGAGCGACGGGAAACAGACCGTTCTGCGCACGGCAAAAGGAAATCCGACCTACATGAACATTGTGCCCCGCATGATGTGCGAGGACCTGGGCGACGGCCTCGGCACAGGCCCCCACGAGGCGTTTATCGTGCGCGGCCGGGAGGTCCCCGAGATCATGATCGGCACGTATCAGGCGAGCATCCATAACGGAGAGGCTCTCTCCCTGCCCTATCAGGTTCCGCGCACGATGATCAGCCGGGACGACGCGATGCGGGCCTGTCTCGCCTGCGGCCCCGATTACCATCTCGCAACCAACTGGGAGAGCGCGGCCCTCTGCCTCTGGATGATCAAAAACAACATCCCCAGGGGCAACACGGATTGTGGCCGATCCCATTCGCACCCCGAGGAGGCCGGCATCAGATGCGAGCATGGCAAGACGCTCACGGGCAGCGGCCCATTGGCCTGGCGTCACGACGGCACGTCCTGCGGGATCGCCGACCTGGTCGGCAACGTCTGGGAGCATCAATGGTGTCTGCGATCGGTCGGCGGCCGGATCATGATGCCGCCGGACAACGATTTTACCCTCCCGGAGGAGGAATGGCCCGATACGGGCGTCTGTTTCGACGGCGTCGCCGGAATCCGGATATCCGGCCGCGTCACGAAACGCGGGTGGTTCTCCGCGCCCTTCGCCGAGATCGGCGTCAAAACGGGATACGAGATCCCCGCATCCATGAAACGGGCATTGCTCTGCCCGTCCCTGCCCGCCGATCCGCCCGGGAACCTGGGCCGCGTATGGGTGGATAATAGCGATAGGCGCGAAGCAGTTCCGCTCCGTTTCGGGGTTTGGTCCTACGCCGGCACTGCGGGCGTGGGGGCGTTGAGCCTCGGCTTTCTGCGCACGAGCGTCTACTCGACTTTCGGTTTCCGTCTCGCCTATATCAGTAACGTGCGGTCGGTGTAAATCTGTTGCGCGGGCGGTAGCCCGCGGTGCACCGCACCAAATCAACGAGGAGGCCACACCCTTGGACGAAGCCGGGTTGTATGAATTCTTGAAATGCCCCCACTGCCAGAAGATTTTTGGCGAAGTGCTCGTCATCGAGGGCCGGGCGGTCTACAAATGAGAAGGCCGGGAAATGATCATGCAAAATAACCTCTTGACATTTGCGCAAAACTGTGAGACCGTCGGGCCAGTCATAGCACAAGGGGCTGCCCCGGCCTCAAGAGCGTCCGAAGTCATCGGCGTGAAAGGGGGTTTCGTTATTGGGCCAGTAAGCCCGAGCTGCCCGGATACCGCGAGGTCTGGGGCGCTGCCTTGTGCGCGTGACTACAGTTCGGGCTTATTTTTATGCCCGCCATCGAAACAGTCAAAGCATAAGGAGGTTTCACCATGAAAGAAAACAACAGCATCATCGCATTCCATTACGCCAACGGCCCCGTCCGCATCGTCACCGACCCCTCCGGAAATCAGTGGTGGGTGGCCGCCGACGTCTGCGCCATCCTCGGAATCGCCAACCCGAGAGATGCCGTCGCTGCCCTGGACGACGACGAAAAGAATACCGTCGCCTTTTCCGACGGTATTCCATCGCGCGGAAATCCCAACGTAAACGTCATCAACGAGTCCGGCCTCTACACGCTGATCTTCCGTTCCAACAAGGCCGAGGCAAAGGCGTTCCGCAAGTGGGTCACCTCCACGGTCCTTCCGGCGATCCGCAAGACCGGCGCCTTCGCCTCCGGCAAGTCCGTTGCGAAGCTCACCATCTTCCTGAACGACGTGGCCACGGCAGGCTTCTGCTCCTTCGACACGCTCAAAGAATACTGCTGGCTTCGCACCCTCGGCCTTCCGCTGGACATGGCGGGCCGCGCCACCAACATGGGCGCCACCCACCACATTCAGGCCGTCGACCGCAAGCTGAAGGCCGTCGGGGTCCGCTTCCCCAACCTCCTCTTTGCCACCCGGCGCAAGCTCATGGACGACGCCTTTGAAAAGCTCCTCGCCGAAGCCGAGATGAACGCCGTCGGCGACGCCGTCGCGGCGAAGGAGGTGGCCAATGCATAAGCCGGAGACAATGGACGGAATGCGCGCGGAAATGGCCCTGGCCCCGGTCTTCGACGCCAGGGGTGAACTTCAAACGCTGGTCGGCATCCTCGGCGCGGTGCTCTATCTTTCGGGCCACGACGACGAGGAGCCGTGGAAAGAGGACGTCATTACGGCCCTGGCCCAGATCCAGGAGAAGCTCGCCGATCTCGCCAACGGGCTCGACGGGGCAATTGCAGGAATGAAAATTGTAAAGGAGTGACCATAAAAGACTTGACACTGGGCCGCGTCGGGCGGAAAATGTCTAACCCGAAAGGAGAGAGACCATGAAACTATCGCAAATATACGCCATCGTAGGATGGCCGCTGAGGATTTGGAGAACGAGAAAACTGCCTCCGAAAGCAGTTGAGCATAACATCACATTTGACGAGGCGGTGCGGCGTGTCACCAAAAAGCTGCCGGGCCGCCCGGAGGACCTAATCGGAGACCGGTGGAACTGGGAGGAGGGCGGTCTGCGAATTCTGCCGCGAGTCGCCCCGACTACAGACGCAGAACGAGCGGATATAGAGGAACGGTTGGCAATGCAGACGGCGATGGATTCGCGTTATTGCGACCTGAAGCAAAAGGAGTCCACGGGAAAGCTGTCCGGAGCGGAATTGATGGAGTTGATCGGCATGGAAAGTGGTTGCGGATTGTGCCTTGATAACTACGATCCTGAACAGAGGGCATCCGGCCTGCGGCTGGAAGGCCCAAAATTGTCATTTCGTCTCCCGGGGGAAAAAAGATATCCGCTGGGGCAGCGCCCGGCGTTGTTTCCAAAATAAAAAAAGCTTGACAAAATATCAGATATAGTGTCACATCTTCACCGGCTCTACAACATATAGCAACGGTCAGCGCGTCCAAATCTTCAAGAGTATCGACCGGAACGCCACTTTCGCCCCCGCAGTTTGGGGTAGAAGTGGCGTTTTTTTATTTGGGGCAAGGCGCCACATGTCCAGCCGCAAAATAGAAGATTGCATCCCTGAACTGCAAGAGAAGATTCTCGCCTTTCGGTCCAAGATGGCCCAGGCGGGGATTCCTTTTATGCTCACCTGTACCGCCCGGCAGGTCCGGGAGCAGGTCGCCCTTTACGCTCAGGGCCGCGAAAAATTGGAGATGACAAACGCGCTCCGCCGGGCGGCCGGGCTGGCGCCGATCTCGTTCATGGAAAACAGCCGCAAGGTCACCTGGACGCTTGCCTCGAAACACATCGTCGACCTGGACGACAACATCCCCGGCAACGACCAGGCCCGCGCCTTTGACATCGCCATCACCCGCGACGGCCGGCCCACCTGGGATCTGAAAATCAACGTAAACAAAAACGATCTGCCGGACTACGAAGAGGCCGGGCGGATCGGTGAGTCCTGCGGGCTCCGCTGGGGCGGCAGATTCCCCAGCCCGGACGCCCCGCATTTTGAGGTTTGATAATGTGGTACTCCCTGAAATACACCGACAAAATGCCCGACGGGATAGCCGGCTACGCAAAAGCATGGTTCATCCGGATCCGGCCGCAATACCGCGACGACGTCGGCATTCTGAAGCATGAGGAAACACACGTCAAACAGTTCTACCGCACCCTCGGGTTTTCCAACCTGATGCACACCCTTTGGAAAAAAAGCAAGCTGAAGGCGGAGGTTGAAGCCTATCGTGAGCAGTTGAACTGGCCCCCCGCAATGGCGGACCGGGGGTATTACTTGAATTGTTACGCCGGGTTCATCGCCGACCGGGCGCGCTATGGGCTGGACATCGGCGTTAATGAGGCAAGGCGGCTGCTCGAGTAGATCCGCCTCCGCGGGAGGATATCATGGACTGGAAAGACACCATCGCGAAGGTTACGAACGCGGCCCCGATGCTGGGGTCTCTCTTTGGCGCTCCCGGCATGGCTATCGGGGGGATCGTAAAGCTTGTCGCCTCCGCCCTGGGGGTAGAGCCGTCCGAGGAGGCCATCGCGGCGGAGATCCAGCAGAACCCCGAGGCGCTGCTGACGTTGAAGGAGCTTGAATCGACCCACCGGATCGAGCTGGAAAAGCTCCTCCTGGAGAAGGAGCGGATACGCCTGGCGGACGTCCAGAGCGCGAGGACCCGGCAGACGGAAAGCGAAAAATCTTCCGGCAAAAGGGACATCAATTTGTATGTCCTGGCCTGGCTGCTGGTGCTCGCGTTTTTCGCTCTTACGGGCATGCTGCTCTATTTTTCCTACAGCGGCCGAGCCGTAACCGACCAGACGGGCGTGCTGTTCATGCTGCTGGGCACCCTGTCGACGGCGTTCGGCGGCGTGTTTCAGTACTTCTTTGGCAGCTCGGCGGGATCCACCGCAAAATCGGCCACCATCAACAACATGATGGAGAAAAAGGGCGACTGACGACGTGGACGAGGGAGATTATGCCCAACAGAATGATGAATTTTTCCGGCAACTGGAGCTGCAACGCCATTTTAGCCGGATCGGACAAACACGGCGCGAGGCGCAAACGCAGTACCCCGGGGGCGACCCACTCGGAAGCAATGGGGTGGGCGCCTCCGGGCCCCGCATGTGCCTCGACTGCGGCGAAGAGATCGGAGCGGCACGGATGACGGCAAACCCGGCGGCTGTCCGGTGCATCGGATGCCAGGAGAAAAAGGAGCGAGGCCATTGAACGAACATTGGCAGCTTTTTGCGGCGGTTGCGGCCCTGGTGGCGGCATGGAGTTTGATCATCATCGCGGCGCTGCGGGTCATGTTTTCAAAGTGGATCAAGACCCTTGAGGATAAAATCGCCGGCTTCGGCGAAACCGAACGATCCTGCTCGGCATTGGAGAGGGAGCTGCTCGAATTAAAAGCGGACCTGCCGCTGTCCTACGTGCGCAGGGAAGATTTCATCCGGTTCGACGTCGTCATCAACTCGAAACTGGATAAGCTCCGCGACCTCGTTGTGGAGGCGTTGCGGGGAAAAAGGGAGATCTGAGCATGGATATGGAACGGGCACGGCGGGAGGAAATGCGCTGGAACATCCTTCGGGCGCTCTATGCGGCCCAGCCGATGGGGACCTCGGAGGCGATCATCAAAACCGCGCTCATTGAAATCGTGCCCGATGTGACGGTCATGGACGTCCGGCGCGAGCTGGACTATCTCTGCGAGCGCGGCCTGGCCGAGATCAATAAAAACCGGCCCGTGTGGTTTGCGAAAGCGAGCTGGCACGGCATCGATTTCGTTGAATATACGGTTGATTGTTTTCCGGGCATCGCGCGTCCGGAGAAATGGTGATCCCATGCCGGCAAGATCCAAAATAACGCAACTGCCGCCGGAGATCAAAGCGAAGCTGGATCGCCTTCTGATCGCACGGGGCTTTTCCGGATACGATGGCATGACGGACGAGGTGAATGCGGAGCTTGCCGCCGCAGGTTATGCGATCACCCTCTCCCGGTCCGGGTTAGCGCGGTACGGACAGGGTTTCGAAGAGAAGATTGCCCTCTTGAAAATCGCATCGGAGCAGGCCCAGGCGATCACCGACGCCCTGGGTGATGACGCCGACAAAATGGGTCAGTCGCTGACCGTCCTTTGTCAGCAGCAGGCATTTAACGTCCTGGTAAAAATGAAGGAGCTTGATCCGGAAAACATCGATTTCAATAAGCTCACGGTAGCCATTTCTAAGTTGAACAAGGTCGCCGTGGATCAGAAGAAATGGCAGCGGGAAATCAAAGAAAAGGCGACGGCGACCGCCGACGAGGTGGTCAAGGTGGCCAAGCAGGGCGGCCTCTCAAATGAGAAGGCCGAGGTCATCAAGAAGAAGATTCTGGGGATCGTGTGACGACGAACGATAAAACACCCATCACAGATTTTGACCTGGCGCGCGGCGCTACGGGCGTCCTTTTGCCCTATCAGGTCCGCTGGGTGGCGGACCAATCCCCGGTCAAATTCATCGAAAAGTCGCGACGTGTCGGCATCTCCTGGGCTGAGGCGGCCGACGATACGCTCTATGCATCCGAAAAGGGATCCGGCGAAAAGCGGAATGTCTGGTACATCGGCTATACCAAAGACATGGCCCTCGAGTTCATCAACGACTGCGCCAACTGGGCGCGGGCCTACAACCTGGCAGCCTCCGTAATGGAGGAGTGCGAGGAGATCGACGAGGAAGAGGTCGGCGGCGTAGTCCTCGAAAAGAAGATCCTGGCCTACCGGCTCACGCTTGAATCGGGGTGGAAGATCACGGCCCTCTCCAGCCGCCCCACCAACCTCCGCGGAAAGCAGGGGCGCGTGGTCATCGATGAGGCCGCGTTCCACGACGATCTGGCCGGGCTCCTGAAGGCGGCGATGGCGCTCCTGATGTGGGGCGGCCAGGTGCGGGTCATCTCCACCCATTTTGGGGACACGAACGAGTTCAATTCCGTCATCCAGGACATCCGGGCAAAGAAAAAACCCTACAGTCTCCACCGCATCGACTTTGACGAGGCCCTGGCCGACGGCCTCTATAAGCGGATCTGCGAGGTCCTTGGCCGTGAGTGGTCGCCGGAGGTCGAGGCGGCCTGGCGGCAGGGCATCATCGATTCCTACGGAGACGACGCGGACGAAGAGCTTTTCTGCATTCCCAGCCAGGGCACGGGGACCTTCATGACCCGGGCATTGATCGAGACCTGCCTCTCCGCGGAGATCCCGGTCATCCGGTACGAACAGCCCGCCTCGTTTGCCGAGCTCGCGGACCATATCCGCTACGCCGAGGTCAAGGACTGGTGCGAGGAGATCCTGGAGCCGCTGCTGCGCGCCCTGGATAAGGAACGAAATTCCGTCGTAGGCGAAGATTTTGGACGCACGGGCGATCTTTCCGTATTCATCCCGCTCCTGGAGCAGCAAAACGCCAACTGGCGCGCGCCGTTCCATGTCGAGTTGCGGAACATCCCGTTTCAACAGCAGGAACAGATTTTCTATTACATCTGCGACCGGTTGAACCGCTTCCGCTATGCCGCTCTCGACGCCCGGGGAAACGGCCAGTATCTGGCCGAACGCGCCATGCAGCGCTACGGCGCCGGGCGGGTCGCCCAGGTCATGCTGACGGAGCAATGGTACAGGGAAAACATGTATCAATACCGGGCGGCGTTCGAAGACAAAACCATCCTGCTGGCCAAGGACGCCGACACCATCGAGGATCACCGTGCGTTCAAGGTCATCCGGGGCGTCGCCAAGCTTCCGGAAGTGCGAACCAAGGGGAAAGACAACAAAAAGCGCCACGGAGACGCCGGCGTCGCCGGGGCGATGGCCTGGTTTGCCGTGCATCAGGAATGGGGCGGCGGCCCGGTCGGATATGAATCCGTCACCCGGCGCCGTTTTGCCGGCGGCGACGGAGACGATGATTCTCCCGCAGGTTCATTCATGCAACGGGGGGCGTACTGATGGCAACGCTTTACGATCAATTCGGGCGCGAGATCCAGGTAGGCCGGCAGCCGGAGACCCGGGAGATCGCCGTCGCCGCAATCCGGGATCGATGGAGCAATTACCCGTCGGGCGGGCTCACCCCGCAGCGGCTGGCCGTCATCTTCAAGGAGGCCGACGCGGGCGATGTTTCCCGTCAGGCCGAACTCTTTGAGGAGATGGAAGAGAAGGATACCCATCTTTTCAGCGAGTTGCAGACCCGCAAAAACGCCGTCCACGGCCTGGATTATGAAATTACGCCCTATTCAGAAAGCGCCGAAGACAAAAAGATCCGGGATTTTGTCGCCGACTGCATTTTCAATCTCGAAAGTTTTGACGATGCCCTCCTGGACATGCTCGACGCGATTGGCAAGGGTTATTCCTGTTTGAAGAATTCATGGGATACATCCGGCGGTAAAGCGGCCCTGATCAGCCGTATCGAGTGGATCCACGCGAAAAAAGCAATTTTCTACGAGCGCGGCGCAAACATGTGGGCCAAGAGCTACGAATATCCGCGGATTCTGACGGAGGCGGAGCCGATCAACGGCGAGATGCTGCCACCGTTCACGCTCGTCTACCACCGCTACAAGGCCCGCTCCGGCTACGATACGCGCGCGGGTGTGCTCCGGGTTTGCGCCTGGATGTTTCTGTTCAAAAATTATGCGTTCAAGGATTGGGTGGCCTTCGCAGAAACGTTCGGGATGCCGCTGCGCCTGGGCAAATACAGCCCCGGAGCGACCAAGGAAGACAAGGACGCCCTGTATGCGGCGATCCGCTCCCTGGGAGTCGACGCCGCGGGAATCATCTCCCAGAATACGGAGATTGAATTTGTCGAGGCTGTCAAGAACGCCGGGTCGAACAACATCTATGAGTCCCTGGTGAACATCTGCGACAAACAGGTATCCAAGGCAATATTGGGCCAGACGGCGACCACAGAGGGAACGCCCGGCAAGCTCGGCAACGAGGATGCCCAGGACAGGGTCCGCCATGACCTGATCAAGGCCGATTCGGAGTCCGTCGGCAAGACAATCCGCCATCAGATCATCCGGCCCCTCGTGGGGTGGAATTTCGGCTGGGATAAGCCGCTCCCCTGGTTCAACCTTCTCTACGAAAAACCGGAGGACCTGGAAAGCCTGATGAAGGTTTACAAAGGCGCCTCGGATATCGGGCAGCCCATCTCCCAGGAACACGTCTCCGCGCGATTCAAAATCCCGCTCCCGCAAAAAGGCGAGACGGCGCTAAAGCCCTCGGCCCCGGCAGCCGGGCCAGGCGAAGGAAGTGATGTGCTGGCGGCCAAAACAAGGCCCGGGAGGGGCGATCTCCCCGAGGCGAGGGTGGTAGTGGCCAGGGCGGATCAAATCGCTTCTGGGGGCGATATAGACGCGGCCGATCTGATTTCCGACCGGCTTTCGGCGGAGGCCCAGGAAACAACGGATAAATTCATCGCGGCAATCCGCATTTTGGTGGAGGACCCGGGTGTCGGGGACCTCGCGGATCTGCGCGACCGGATCATCGGCCTGTGGGGCGATCTGTCCCCGGCGGACCTCGGCGCCCTGATCGCCCGGGCGACGGCGGTGGCGGAGATGGCAGGCATCTCCGATATTCACGACGAAACGGGGGTTTAGATGACCATTGAAGCCGTCTTTAACCTCCCCTTCGAAGAGCAGATCGCGTTCTTTCGCAAGAAGTTGAACGTTCCGACGCGCAAGTGGGACGATCTCTGGCACGCGCAACACGCCAAGGGCTTCATGATCGCCGGGGCGATGAAGGCGGATCTTCTGGCCGATTTCCGCGCCGCCGTCGACCAGGCCATCGCCGGCGGCGTGACGCTCGCGGATTTCCGGAAAGATTTTGACAACATCGTCGCGAAGCACGGATGGAGCTACAAGGGCGGCCGCAACTGGCGCTCCCGGGTCATCTACGACACCAACATCAGCACGTCGTATGCGGCCGGTCGCTGGCAGCAGCTCGCAGATCCGGACGTGACCAGATTCTATGGCTATCTCGTTTACCGTCACGGCGATTCGCGAGTGCCGCGGCCGATCCATCTCTCCTGGCACGGCATAACCCTGCCGGCTGGCGATCCCTGGTGGGGCACGCATTATGTGCCGAACGGCTGGGGCTGTAAATGTAAGATATTCGCGGCCACGAAAGAAGAGTGGCAGGCCGCCGGAGCTAAGGGGAAATCTCCCGACTCGCCGATCGACCCCGAAACCGGCGAGCCGGTCGGCATCGATAAAGGTTGGGGCTACAACGTGGGGAAGGCTTATGCGGAACAGACGCATACGATCCTGAGGAACGCAATCGCGCGCCTCCCCGATGACATCGCCGCCAAGCTGGCGGCGGAAATCGCGGCATATTCGGAGCCGGAAAATGGCTGAGATGGTCAGGATAAAAATCGACGACAGGCAGGTCCTGAACTCCCTGCAAGAGCTTTCGCGACGCATGGGAAATCCTGCGGCGGCCATGAAGATCGTCGGCGAGCGCATCCTGCTCCAGACCGAAGAGCGCTTCAACCGCGAGGGGCCGGCGCCGGACGGATCGCCCTGGCCGCCGTTGGCTGCATCGACCAGGCGCAGAAAGAAGCACCCGAAGATCCTGACGGAGTCCGGCCGCCTGCGGGGACGCATCCGGTATCAGCTTCTCGGCAATTCCACCCTGGTCGTAGGGTCGGCGGAGCCCTATGCGGCGATCCACCAGTTGGGCGGAGCGATTCATAAAAAAGCCCGCAGTGTGCAGGTTCGTCATCGGACAGATGCAAAGGGCAATCTGCTGCGGACGGATCTTTTCGGCGGCAAAGGGCTGATCTTCGCAAAGGGCAGTCACCGGCGTGTTTTGACGCGGCAATTCTCCGCCGGCGAGCACGATATCCGGATCCCTGCCCGGCCGTTCCTGGGGCTGAGCCGCGCGAACAGCGACGAAATCACCGGCATCATTACCGCGTACCTGATAAAGAGGGAATCATGAAGAATATTCTGGTCATACTCAAGGATCTCGCGGGCGTCGCGCCGGCAGAATTCCAGGTGCTCCCGGAAGGGAAAATCGAGATCGAGGGCATGGACCCGGCCTATATCGATGAAGCCGCGGCCCAAGCCGTGATCGCACATTTCAAGCGGCGCGGGAATGACATGGTGATCGACTATGAGCATCAGACCCTGGAGAATACCCAGGCTCCCGCCGCCGGGTGGATCAAGGATCTCGTCTGGAAGGGCGGCCAGGGGCTCTGGACCGTCGGACTGGACTGGACGGCGAAGGCCAAGGAATATTTGGCAAATCGCGAATATCGTTATTTTTCCCCGGTCATGGCCGTGGGAGCGGACGGTCGGGTTATGGGGCTGATCAATGTAGCCCTGACCAATAGCCCGAAAATAAACCACTTGCAGCCCATCGTGGCAAAGTACTGCGCCGCGGAGGCGCGAACAGACAAGGAGGAAAACATGAATTTGCTGGAAAAACTGCGGAAGATGTTCGGCCTGGCTGCGGATGACGGGGAAGACAAGGTCCTGGAGGCGGCAACCCAGGTTGTCGCGAAGGCGCAGGTCGGCGGCGCCGTCGTGGCCTGCAAGGAGGTCATGGAGGCGATCGGAGCGAAGGCGGACGCCGGCAAGGATGAGGTCGTCCGGATTATCGGGGCTTTGAAAGGACCGGCCGTCGTGGCCTGCAAGGAGATCCTGGAGGCCGTCGGCGCCAAAGAGGGCGCGAACAAGGATGAGGTCCTCCGGATCGTCGCCTCCCTGAAGGCGCCGGGCGACGTGGCCGTGCAGCTCAGCCAGCAAGTCGCGACGTTGACGGCCAAGCTGACCGCGATGGAGCAGCAGGATCTGGTGACGCTGGCCCTCAAGGAAGGCAAGACCAGCCCGGACGAGCTCGAAAAGTGGGGCCGCGATCTGGCGCTGAAGAATCCGGAATCGTTCAAGTTGATCGTGCTGTCGCGCCCGGTGGGCAGCGTGATCCCGGTGAGGGAGATCGTTATCGCGAAGGATGTTCCCGGCAGAGGCCTCGACGATTCGCAGAAAACGATCAACGCCATGTGCGGCGTCGATGAGGACACGTTCAAAAAGTACGGTCCGAAGGGGCAGTAGTCCGGTGGGTCGGTAACCAGGTAAAAAACTACACAACGTGGGCTGATGCCCGGAATTCAGGAGGAAAAAATGAAGAGGTTTATCGACAAATGGTTTGGAAGCATGGCGATCTTTTGCATCATGCTGTTCGTTTGCCTTTCCGCCGCGATGGCCGCAATTCTCGGATGGCAGGCAGGAGCGACCGGTCTGATGTTCGCCTTTGGCGCGCTCGCGGCGGATAAGAAACTTGAATACAAGGAAGGGGTGGAGGTGCCCGTGCCGGTCAAGACGGCGACCGAAATCTTCGCAGGTTCGTTCCTTTGTGTGGACGCGACGGGATGGGGCGTTCCCGGGGCCGATACGGCTGGGCTTATTTTCCAGGGCGTATCGAGGACCTACGTCCCGAGCACTTCCGGAAACGGCGCGGCCACCGCGATCGCCCGCCGCCGCGGTCTGATCAAGACGACACTGGGGACGGCGATCACCCAGGCCAATGTCGGCGACAACGTATTCCTCGTGGATGATCAGACGGTCGATCTGATCGGAAACGTCAGCAACGGGATCTTCTGCGGCGTGATCGCGGAATACGTCGATACGACTCACGCTTTTATCGACATCGAGCCGGCGATCAGACAGGCGGACGTGGCCACCCACATTGCCGACGGAAGCGGCGCCCACGCCGCCTCGGCGATCTCCTTGCTCGACTCGGGCAACTTCACCACAGCGGCCCAGGTGGAAGCCGCCCTCGCGGAGATCTACCAGCACCTGAAATCCGCCAAGGGAATCATCAATATTCCCACGCCGGCTATCGATTCCGCCGGGGTTGCCCTGGCGGCGTTCGTCAGCGCGGACAGCGTCACCGGCGGCTACTGCGTAACCGCCAAGGGGCTCGGCATCCGGTGGAACAACCACGCCACCCCCGGCCCGCCGGTAGGCATCAAGGTGGCGGTGCCTCCCGAGGCGGACATTACCGCCAACATGGTGCTCCACATCCTGGCGGCCAAGACCGGGGCGACGGCGACGGACCTCCCGAAGTTCACCGTCGGAGTCTACAACAACGTAGTGGGCGCGGCTTATGACGCCGACGACGATTTCGGCGGGGATACCGACGCGATGACGAACGCCGTGGCGAAAACAATCCAACACGTGACGCGGACCCTGGCGCTTGCGGATCTCGCCGCCTACCCCTCGGCGATCGAGCTCACCATCAAGCCGAAGGACGGGACGCTCACAGATGATGACGTGATCATGTTCGCCGCCTGGATCGAATACAAGAAGAAGATCCTGACGTCGTAACTTCCCCGTTAGCGGCCGGGTGCGGAGCGCCGCGCCCACACCATAAACATTCAGATTAAAGGAGGAATTGAACATGATCATCAATCAGGCAGCGATTGCCGGAATCTACGGCACGTTCAGCACCATTTTTAACCAGGCCCTGGATAAGGCCGAAAGCATGGTCGATCTGATCGCCATGCGCGCTCCCTCTGCGGGGGCGTTTGTGGACTATACCTGGCTCGGCTCTCTCCCGATGATGCAGGAGTGGCTGGGAGATCGCGTCATAAAGGATCTCTCCGCTCACCATTACGTCGTCCGGAACAAGCGGTTCGAGGCGACCGTAGCGGTCAATGCGGACCACATCGAGGACGATCAAATCGGAATTTATACCCCGATGATCGCCGAACTGGGGCGGGGCGCCAAGATCCATCCCGACATTCTGGCGTTCGCGCTCCTCGCTGCGGGGTTCTCGACCCCCTGCTATGACGGTCAGTATTTCTTCGACACCGACCACCCGGTCAAGGGGGCCTCCGTATCGAACACCGGCGGCGGCGGGGGCAATCCCTGGTTTCTGCTCGATCTCTCCCGGTATATCAAGCCGGTCATCCTGCAGGTGCGCAGGCCGCCCCGCTTCGTGGCTCAGGATCGGCCGACCGACTAGCGCGCTTTTATGCGGAACGAATACGTGTATGGCGTGGATGACAGGAAGAACGTTGGGTTTGCCCTCTGGCAGCTCGCGTACGGTTCGAAGGATACACTCAGCGAGGCCAACTATATCGCGGGAG